CAATTGTCGTGGTCATGATGGCAACCGATTCCGCCGGATCGCCGGTCGGCTCGGCGAGCGCATTGCTGGACAGATGCACATTGCGGATCTTCGCCACCAGTCGATCCCATTCGGAAACAGCGGTTCCCGTGATCAGGTCGTCATCCATACCGTCAAAGACTTCGGGACGCAGCAGCAGATTAACTGCGCTGGGGCCGTTTGCAGCGTTTGCCGTCATGAAGCGCACAGCGGCAGAACGGAAGGCCGCATAGGATGCAGCTGCACCAATTGCAGTTTCGGTGATGTTCCAGCCTGAAGCACCGGCCAGCAGCCCAGTCGGTTCCCCCGCCGCGCCGCTACCTTGGAACACTGCTCGGTCAAGTGCTTCCTCGATCGCGCCATTCATATCGCGCCGCACCGCCTGTTCCAGCCCTGCACCCGATTGCTTCAACGTCTTGCGCGTGATGCGCATCTGAATACCCAAGTTGTGATCAGGCTTCAGAGGGCGATCCAAAGTGTTGTAGGCCGAAGGCCCCGGCACTGCGCCCGTTTCAGAGCCAGTCCAGCCAGCGGTGACGTTGGACGTTGTGACAGGGTACTCCTGTTCACCGATGCCAACATTGATCATGCGCCCGCCCATGCGCGTCGCGCAGCTTTGGGAGAAGAGGCGATCAATGATCGGGGCGGTGCGAATGGGGTCAGGTGTTCCGGATGCGACCGTTTCACCCGCCCGCATTTCCAGCGCTTCCCACGGAACAGGCACACCGCGATAGCCACCTTGGCTGCGCAGTTCGGCCACAATTTCCTGTGTCGCACCGTCCAACTGCCGCCCTTCATCCAATGAAAGCGCAACCTGGCGCATTTCAAAGCGCCCCATCAGATCAGACCATTCGCGATCAGACCGGGTTTCCAGTTCTGCACCCGCTTCACGACGCTCTTCATCCTCTGCGATCAGAGCCGCGCGATAACGGGTTTCATTGGTGCGATACTCCGCATCCAATCCCTCCATTGAGCGCACTTCATCTTCAGTGGGTTGCGGTTTCGACGCCAATGTCGCGATCTCTTGGCGGATCTCGCTTTGGCGACGGGAGATTTTCACAGAATCAAGCATTTCATTTCCTTTTCTCGCTTGTGTTCTCAAGGTTACGCACCGCTTCTGCCCATGCGGTGCGCTTTGGATCGGGCGGCTTATGTCCGCATTCGATCCGGGTTTTTGCCGTGTGGCAGGATGGGCAGAGTGTTTGCAGATTGGCGGGGTCGAAGGCTTGTTCAGGGCAGTCCCGAACGGGGCGGATATGGTCCACTTCCAGCCGCCCCCGTGCGCCGCACTTCACGCAGGCGAAGTCATCCCGCTCCAAGATTTCCAAGCGCAGCAATTTCCAACGCTTTGTGCGCAGCACGGGCTGAGAGAAACGGGGATACCTCTTCATACCCATGCGACCCTCGCTTGACGGACGGGGCGGCCCATGATGCGCGCACCCTCAGCGACAGCCAGCACGGTTGCAGCCGCCGCATCGATCCGGCCCGTTGATCGGGCCTTGGCCAATTTCATGTTGTTCGCGGGGTCGCGCAGCGTGACGGCATCCGCGAATGCAGAGCGCAGCAGCAAGGAAGCCAATGATTTCACCTTGCCCTCGAAACAGGCGCGACGAAAACGCTCACAGTCTTCACCACCGTCTCGGAAGCCCTGCCCCCGCCAAACGATTGGAGAACGAATGCCTGCGCGCTGGATCGCCTCACCAAGTTCAGCCTGCTTGTAGCGGTCGGCACAGATTGCAGCGATCGGCTGGCCCGCGACGTGTTCCATCAGGTCCGTCAACCAAGGAGCGACTGGCACCGTCGCATCCCCAATGACGGACAACTCACCACGCTCTTGCATTTCAACGTAGCGCCGTGAGACGCCATCTTTTGCACCGCGATCAGCAAGCGAAGGTTGCGAAGGAAACGCGCCTAAGCATTCCAACCGCCCCGTGTCTGGCCAGTAGAACGCAGCAGCAGACATGCTGGCGGAGCCGCCTAGATCCAGACCAATGACTACCTGTCCCGCGCGCGCAGGCAGCTCCGACACTTCACATAACAGCCATTCATCAACCGTCAGGAGCAGATCCCGTGTTTCACCAGAAACCCGCTCATTGCGATTGTAGAGCCGGAACGTGCTGAGACTGGAACCGCCCCGCGCGATTGAAACCTTTGCTTGATGTTCCAGCCATTCGATGGATGAGCCTATACCTGCAACGGCGCCGGGGTTTGCGATCAACAGGCTTTCGCGATCATCAGCGGGCAATCCAGGCGAGGGGCGATGTTCCTGCACGTAGGTGCCGGGTGGCGGGTTATCCAACCACTGTGAAAACGGATGCGCATCATCTGCCGCCGACGTCGAAATGATTAGCGCCCGCCCGCCGCGTTTACCCAAGGATGAAAGCAGAGCGCCTTCTAGGTCGTTGCCTTGCTCCAACGGCCAGTGACCGCGTTCATCCATCAAAACAAGGTTGGGTGCGGTGCCAAGGGCGCTTTTGCCATCAGCGGCGATCACTTTCAGAAGATGATGGCCACCATCCCCTTCGTATTCGATTTCCAGTCTAGGGTTCTTGCGAAACGTCAGCTCTTTGCGAATTTCAACCGGCAGGCTGGCGCAGAAGGCTTCTGCAAAATCAAATGCGATCTTGCCCTGTTCGCGGGTGCGCGCTGCAATGAGGATATGGCGACGTGGCTGATCATCCCACGCGCCAAGCAAAGCCCCCAGCGCGATACCAGCCGACAGCGCAGTCTTGGCGTTCCCACGCCCGATGCTCAAAACAGCAACTTGCGTATCTTCCGCCAAAGCGCCTTCGACAAATTGCTTTTGAAATGGTGCAAGCCGAATTGGATCGCCAGCTTTTGGGCCTTCTGGAATTTTGAGGCTCTCCAAAAACTGAATTGCGGCTTCCGGGGCCGAGGTCTCCAAATTTCGTTTGTGAGCGAGAAGAGATAACTCTCCCTCTCGGTTACCCAGGTCAAATGAATGCTGGGCATTGGGACCATTTGCAATGAAACCAGTCACTTACTCACTCGCCTCTCTTCGTTTCGCGCGTCGCGCCTAGTTCAAACTGTTACTCTCTGTCCCTCTGCTCGATGGTGAGGGTCGGAGCGAAGGGCATAGGACGACTGCCCACAGCGCGCGGCTGTGACAGTCCCTAAGCCCTCTACGTGAAGTCACCTGCTCGCCGGAGCCGGGCCATCGCTTGGGCCTGATCAGTCGTGCGTTCCCGCTGACCAGTTGGTTGCTGCTTGCGACGCATGAACGCTGCGCCGGGGATCGGGCCTCAACCTTTCGGACTGCCCTTTGCCTGTGATCCCGCCCGTGGTAGGCTTTCTGTCGTGGTGCCACCGTTGCTAACCCGAACCACCACTTCAGCCCTGCGTTGGGTGGCGCGCAGGGTCGCCGCATCCTCAGTCCTCAATCACCTCAAGATCGTCTTGCGGAACGCTGATCAGTTCGCTGACAAGACGGCGCATAATCTGCGCTTGCTTCGGAGAGGGCCGCCAAGACGGGCGCTTGCTGTGGCGGGCAATCGACTGCGCAAAGCCACGGGTCCAACTGTCGCCATCACGCATTGCGCGCCGGATGACACGAGGCCAATGCAGGGTCAGGATTTCGTCTAATTCGATCGCTGTCATAGCCGCACCCCGCGATAACGGGCCGCGATGCGCGCCGTGTGAGGCGATAGCCCTGTGTGGCCGCGTCTCAGGTTCCAGCCAGCATCCTGCATCAGCGCTGCTTGACTAATGATCGCTTGGGCAATGTCGGCAGGAATAGCGCTATGATCCGCGCCGAACCCTGCTTGGTATTCGACCTGCAAAGTAGAATGATGATCGCTCATCGCAGCAGGCAGACTACCCCGATCAATGATCGCCAGTCGTGGGCGTTGGCGAGTGGCAAAATGAATCTGATCGGAAGAAATTGGATGTTCACTGCCATCGCGTGACACCACCGACACTAGCAAACCTGCGGAGCTGAGAGCAGGCCAGACCGGCAAACGCCAAGACTTTGCGTGCGCTACACTTTCGATAAGTGGTTTGACAGACGCGAAACTGACGTGGATCGTTTGGGTGATCAACGCAAGTTCGCTGTAGTCTTCAAATTCATACGTTGCAGCAAGGGCCTTGCGGCGCGCGTCGCGTGTCAGCTCAGGATCTTGTTCTGCAATCAGATTAAGACCGTCGTGCAGCGCTTCATCGTCAACAGGTAGCGCATTAGGACGGTTCTTTCGATACCACTGCATCAGGACATTCCTTCGATTGTCATAGTCAGATGGGTGCGGTGCTGGTTAAGACGCGGTGCCTCTTTGATTTCGTAGGTTTGGCCGCGATGAATGACACGCCACCGGCGATCAATCCGGCGCGCTTGGGCGCTGTTACGTATGGTCAAAATGCCTGGGATTTTCCCGCGTAAAGACGCCGCAATGATTTCTTCGTTTCCGGCCTTCAGCTCCACGTTCGCAAAGCTGCGGAATTGAGATTCCCAGGTCCGATGAACCCCGCCGAGACTATCTTTTCTTGTCTCGGCAATGGCTTCAAAAGTAACGGTTTCATGCATGGGAAGTGGGCGCGTCATGCTGCAATCTCCACTTCACCAATATGCCGGCGGAACGCCATTTGATCCTGCTCGGATAGGGCTTCGTAAGCGGCAAGCGCATATGCTTTGCGTTCGCTTCGGCTGGCGATTGACGCCCACCACCGCGCATCACTGAGTGGATTTAAGAAGGTCGGTAATGGCGAGCCCGCCGATTGCATAACCGCCTGCGCGATCATCTCAACCTGATCGGAAGCATCAAGTGCTCGCAAAGCAGCCCAAGCCAACGCCGCACGCTCTTCGATGGTGAGCCTCGCCTTAGCGACAGTCGAAAAACCGGCCCAAGCGTCGGCCCCGCCAATCGTCAGGACATACCCCATCACACGCGACATTCGCTTATGTGCGGGCTTCATGGCTTGGGATAGAATGGAAGGTTTGCGGGAAGTATCAGGTTCCGGCTTTGTTTTGCTTTTGTCCTGATACTTTTTGTGGCCTAAGTGGCTGTTAGGTTTGAAGGTTTGAGTGGATTGCAAATCCGTGTACACCGGTTCGATTCCGGTACTCGCCTCCATACAGTCCTTTGCTGGTCAGAAGCCACTGAAAGCGTTGAATTATAGAGATTTCCGTCTACCTAGGACGGCATGACAGACTATATTAACGACTATACCGCCCTTCTGAATAGACCAGAATACCACGCCCCTACCCTCGTGCCATTGTCGGCAAAAGGTGGAAAGTTCTATGTGTGCGTCACGATGCCTGAAGCCCTGCGTCGCGGTGCAAAGAGGCAAATGATGCGCTCAACCGGCACCACTGACATTCGCGTCGCGAAGACAAAGATAGTCCCCAAGGCGAATGAAATCTACGCGGAGTTCGACAAAGCCTTTCGGAAACTTCATCAGCAACACATTACACAAACAAACACCCCCGGCCTCACAAACACCATTGGTGATTTCAACGGCGTGTTCACCGAAGACCCCTTCTTGATCCGAAAGTTCGGCCTCGACAAGAACCCTGAATTGAAAGTTTCACGCTTGCTTCCTGACTGGCTGGAGCATCTGGAACACACCAACCAAGGTGATCCAAAAGAAAGGAAGTCACGAGCCTCAAAAGTCGGCGAATTCGTAAGCGTTGTCGGCGACCTCAACGTAGAAGACATCGCAAAGCAGCACGCCTATCAATATGCGAAGTGGCTTCACTCCGAAGGCAAAGCCAACAAGACCATCCGATCACTGATCACCAAGGTGACAGCATTCCTCACTTGGAGCGAGCAGGAAGGGCACATCAAGTCCAATCCATTTGTGAATCTAAAGCTGTCTCACTACGGAGCGGAATCGCTACCATTCCTTCCCTTCGAACCAGAGGAACTTACTGCCATATTTGAGCAAGATATTGCACCTCAGGAACGCCTGCTATTAAGCCTCCTTGCTGTGACCGGGGCACGTTTAGATGAGATCGCGCTTCTGAATTGGTCTCAGGTGCAATGCTTGCACGGCATCACTTATCTGGATTTACGCGCTGACCAAATACGCGTTAAGACTGACGGCTCCCATCGCGTCATCCCTGTACACTCAGTAGTCGCACCAATGTTGATGGGCGGAGGCACCGGGCGGGTGTTTGACTATCGGATTGATGAAAACGGAAAAGCCCAAGGCGCGGCCAGTAAGGCCGTAATGCCGTACATTCGACAGATAACCAAGGAAAGACGAAAGGTAGCTCACTCATTGCGAGGTACATTCAAGCAGATGCTGGAAAATGCGGGTGTGACCCCTGAAATGGTCGAGAGATTGGAAGCTGGTGAGATCAGCCTCGTTGAGATCGATCAAGCGCTCAGCGACAATCGGGTGGAGAAACGGGTGAACGACAAAATTACAGGTCACTCCGCAAAAGACGTTGCCGGAAAATACGGTTTCGGTCCGCTGCTTATCCCTAGAGCCGTTGCCATCGAAAAGCTAGACGTGAGTTTCCTGCAGTTATCTGCGGAATAGACCATAAGAGCCTTCAAAAGCAGCCTAAACTTTGTTGCTTCCTAAACATTGTAGGGACGCAACGGTAGTGCCTCAGTCAACGAGCCTGTAAACCCGTCCTTCTACTATCCGCACATCGACTTGCTCACGGCTACTTCCGTGTCACATCACGTCGCAGAATGCGAATTGAGCAAATTGCTCGACCCTTAGCCCATATCTAAGGGGTATAGCGGCGAGACTGCCAGTGGGCAGCCTGACCTGACTGGTCCAGATTGATTGCGACCAGTCAGCTTTGCGATTGATACACCGAATAAGACATCACGCCTCTTCAATAGGAGCATGTGAACTGATGCCCTGCATTATTGATTGTATGCCTTCCTGAGTTCCACAATCGCCGGATGAAGAGGTTGCCCCTCTTTCAAGCGACGCTGTTCTTCAATGTTCGTGAACACTTCAAGTTCATCCAGTTTGAAAAAATAATACGCGAAACGACCTCGCGTTGTCCTCGGGTGATAATGACTAGCTGTAACTTGCCTGCCCGTTTGACTGAATGTGTATGACAGGTGCTCAGACCATTCATGAATGTTTGGGTGGGGAATATTGTAATTGCACGAATTCAAAATGTCCGAGGGGTCTCTAAGGCCACCATGACGGAAACCGCGAAGATGAGACGTTTTTGTTCCCTTGACACTCATGTTGCACGTCTTGCACGCCACAGCCAAGTTCTCGATAGCAAACGTCAATTCAGGATGTTTTGACTTTGGGATAATATGTTCGCGATCCTGCTCAATAGTTCGGTTGTGTAGGTTTTGCGCACAGTAACAGCAACAGTAGTTCTGCCGCTGGAGATGGAAGTCCTTTACGCGATCCTTTAGCTTCTTGATCGCATCAGAAAACACTCGTTCCTGTTGTGATAAACCAGCTTTTGGCAAGGTGTCTGCAGCCCAAGGGTTTGCTGTTGTCAAAGCCCAGCTTACAGCCTGTTGCTCCAGCGGGCTCAGAGAAAAGGAAGACAACTGGGGGTCATATGGATCAGTCATCGCGCACATCTACCGCAGATTGAGCCGTTGCTTCGACAAGCTTAATGCTAGCCTGCAAAAACTCTTCCTGATTCCGACTGATCGATTTTTCGATGAAAGAACTTATTCTCTGGATTGCATTATTCTTGGTGATTTCACCTTCCTGAACACGCCACAGGAGGTCTGAAACCTGCTTGGCAACAAATTGACTTGCCGGTGTGATAACGTCGAAAGCCTCCCAAAGCAGTTCTTCGACACTATCGTCAGTTTCCTTGGTGAAGTACGAAAGTTGGTCAAGCCCATCAGGGCGGCATCGAATAACTTTCACGTGGCGCTCTGATGTCAATGCGCCGGTCAACAACACAGGAGAATGGCTGGCTACAAGAAACTTGATATACTCTCGCCGAGCGATGGTACTAATAAAACTAAGGAAGTTGCTTTGCCACTGCGGGTGAAGGCTGTTCTCTGGTTCGTCGATGAAGACACATTCTAGCTTATCGCTATTTGTTAAGATGAACATTGCGAGCGTGATTAGAGTAAGCTCTCCAGAACTAGCCTTGTGCACAGGGATGCGCCTGCCATCAGTCCGAACCAACCCAAATGATACGCTAATTTTGCCCTTCAATGCCCGCATTCCGCGATTAATAATGCTTTGGTGTTTTAGAAGTAGGGCAACGACTTCACTCTCTGAGAAGAATGAAAAAATGTCATCTAGGTGAAATGTGTGCAAGCCAGCCACTTGATGCAGACTTTCTGCAACATACCGAACCTCATGTTTTTCCTCAGGCTTTACTTCCAAATCCTCTAGAGCTTGCACAATCACCCGCGGGCTGAACTTAGCAATATTGCCGATGGACACCTTAACTTCGAGAACAGGCTCATACCCTGTGAACGTCAGCACATCGCGCATCGATGAGTATGAACGAGATTTCGATTCTAACGCGGAGACAATCAGCGACTTCAGAATAAAATTGGTCATTCCCGGATTAACGCGAACGTGCTCGTAGTTTTCTCGCTTGTAGTCAGGCAAACGCGAGTATTGCGTGTTGGAAATCGCAATAACGTGTTTTCCTGCATTGACCCTTGCATGGCATAGGTTTCGCAACGTCCTCGACTTGCCTGACCCATTTGGACCAACCAAGACAATATCGTGCTCAAGGTCATCCCACTGCAAATGTTCTAAGTCCATGACTTTCGTTTACTCCAATGCCTACAACCTGCCACGATGCATGCCGTTCAAGTCGCCATGACCACTCTCATTCACCACGCACCATGGAAATTAACCGTCGAAATTCAGTGTCATCAGTGTCGCTCTTCCAAAAGTTTATGAAACGAGCGACCACCTGCAGGTTGCCTAGTTCGTAGTGCCCATCACTATCAATGCGATCAAGAGATGGTCTCAACTGCTTGTCTTCTCCCTCAAATTCCAACAGGACACCCGTGACTGCGCACCGATCACCTGCCTCTTTCAATAGTTCACTGAGATGCTCAATTAGCGCTTCCTTAGAAAGCCTGAGGTCCTTGATCTTGACGGAGCGCTGCACGGTTTGACCGTAAGAGTTTTTTGCTGTTGCCTCCGCTTGGTCAGCCATGGTCCAGATTGCCTTGAACCTCGCATTTTTAATCTGACCGTTGTCTTGACGTTCAAGTTTGCTCTGCCACCAGAGCGCGTCTAAAGTCCAAAGATCGACCTTCATGCTATGAGCCAACCCCAGCAACACCGTATTGATTGCTTCGAACTTCTCCCCCCGTGACGCTCCACGTCGCAATGTCGGCCAATAACCGCGCTCTCGCATTTCCGGTTCGCTGGTACCATTCCAAACACCATAGCGTTCAGGGAAAGCCAAAAGCAGCATCGGCGTTAGCGTCCCCGGGCCAACATCATGCAACATGGCGGATGAAGCATCGAACCTTTCCGGCAGAGGCTTAGTTTCGTCTACCAGCAATTCTATAGCGCTTCGAAGTTGCCCCATGTCTTCAGCAGCAGTACGTCCTAGGCGCTCCAAGCCCGTCCAATGATGATTGTGTTGAAAGCTGAGGAAGTCGAGGTAATCCCCCTTCGTCAGCTTGTCTGGGCAGCGAAAAAGCGGGCCAAAACGATTTAATACTTCATCACGCTTAGCAACGATGTGGTGAATTTCGGGTAGGCTCAGTGCCTTCTCTGCATCAAATGCCATCTTGGTTCCTCACAAAGGCTTTAAACAAAAAATATGCGCATACGCACTTCGCTACTGGCGTGGCGCAGAACTTTTAGGTTCACTCAAACCTCTGTTCACGCTCTTCATCGCGTCGTTGCTCGTACACGCGCTCGTGTGCGATTTCTTGCTTCAGCCTTTCAGACACCTGCTTCGCTGCATTCGCTATCTCCTTCTGGGCATGCTGTTCCAGCAGGCTGATGGCGTCCGCTCTTGGCTGCATGATGGCGACGCGGCTTCCTGACCAAGACATTGGTGTGACTTGCTCGTGAAAGGCTTGCAAGACTAGCTCTGGTTCCGGAGACGCTTCCAAGAATTTGATGGCATTATCGTTAAGTGAAGCAACTTTATCTTCGTCGCTTCCTTTCCAAATCTTCATGCCTGATGCGACCACTCTCCATGCATCAGCCTGATTTCGTTTTTGACACCATTCTACCAGCGAATTCACATCGACTTCGTCAAGCGGACTGCCGTCGATACCGCCATGTGAAAGAAAGAAACGCCGCCGACTTTGCTGTTCTTCCGTTCCTTGGAAGACCCGATTGAGGAAGGCTTCCGGCATTGAACCTGCAGTGGTTGAGATAGCGCCTTCGAACGAATGTATGTACCCATAGCTCTGATCCACCTGCTCGAAAATCGCATCAAGCCACTGCTCCTTTTCGGCATCACATCCGCCAAAGCGTAGCGCAGCGGAGATCACACATTTCATGTCATGGTCTTTAGAACCACCCGGATCGCTGCCTTCGCCTCCAATCCTTTTTATCGCAGCTTGCAAGCCAGTCCTCCTGAGTTCTGGACCGAGTGTATCTACCGCTGTGTCTTTGTCATGAAGCCTCATAGTGAGCCCATGGAGCACGGCATCCTCTCCACCCGATTTGCTCAACAATCGTTCAGCAAGATCGACAATGCGCTCCTTAGGTAGGTGTGCATAGTTATCCTGCCAGAGGATAGGCTCAAACATCCAAGGCCAAACTTCTGCTCCATTCAAAAGAGCCATACATCGGTCGAGATCGGTTACCGTGAAATCACTCCATGGGTGCAACCCAACCAACACGCGGCTTAGATCAGGATGCCCGGCGCTTTCGTCCAGAAACTCACGGGACAGCACATAGTCAACCGAAGCAACCTCTTCGATAAAACCGCCAATAACCGAAAAGTCTTTGCGGTCTTCGGAAGATAGCTTCAGTCGAATGATCAATTGCTCCCAACATTCGCGGAGGTCAGGCGCTCCCTTTGCCAAACCTTTTCCGAATGGCTTCCGGCACGGCATCCAGTCTGCGGCAAAAAGCTCAGGACCTAACTCTTCCAGTGTATGGGACGAAGCTGCGAAGTCCTCGCCTAGCTGCGTAGCCTTCGCAGATAGACGTTTTTCTGCTTCTCGATACTTATTGTCTTCCTCATGGTCGAAGTCCGCGTCAAGCGCCCAATGATTATGCCCTTTGCCGAGCACATAAGTGTTGATTGTGGAAAGCAAATCGCAAGGCTCTAGCGCCTGCTCCAACTTGGCAAGGTCTTCTGGAACCGGCCTAGGCTTTTTCTTTTCGTTTCGTTTGGTGTAATCGAAATAGATGGTTGAACGAATTGCCTTCCACCCTTCTCCCCACGGCTGATGAGCATTTAGTTCATAGGCAGCAGCGATCAGTTTCTCGCGCATCGCTTTCTGGTGCCACAATCCGCGAAATTCATTGGCCAGCACAAGACGAGCCTTACTATTGAGTTCAACGTCTTTAGACACTCCCAATCGAACTGCAACATCAATGAACGCATTACGCCATTCAACAAGCTGGTCATGGTTAGGCTGATATCCATAGTCTCTGGGCCGCGCACCAAACTCATTTAGCCCCACACCCATCCATGGTGGACCATCCAGTGCAATTGAAAGAAGCTTTATTCCAAGGGAACGGCGTACCGCTGCGTCGGAGTTTACACACCTCTCGACGACGGCTAGTCGCTGCGCCAAAGAAGCATGTGTACCCGACAGATATGGCTGGAAGAAGCCCCCAATTTTCCTTTGGGCAGTATCATGGTTGTTGTTCTCATTCTCGTGATCAGCAACGCCAACTAAAAGGGTCATACAGCGGTCGAATATCTCAGGCTCATATGCCAACGACTGAACTAGGTTGAGTATAGTGGTGCGACGCGGGCTCTGCCCTAAAGCACGAAAACCCGAGATGGTTAGCTCCGCCTCAATCCTATCCAGCAGCGCTTCAGGTGCGACCGGACCGATGTATTCGAGGATTCGTGCCCCTTCTTCATTTAGATCAAAAATCCGCCCCAGAAGCCCTTCTCGCTGCAACCATGTATCGACAATTTCTTTCGCTACCGGATGTTCGTGCATCAACCCCAGCCTATGAGCAAAAGACATGAGCAACCGCTGGTTTCCAGACGCTTCGAAGACTTCTCTCAGTGTCTCAACAGGGACGCTCTCCAGCGCTGAAGATGCCAGTTTGTTGGCGATGGCATGTGGCAAGATCGCCCGCCAGTGCGACCGCTTTTGAACAACGTGGCGATCAGCAAGCTGTTTTACAGATCGAAACAGTTGAGCTTTTGTATGCCCCGAAATGGAACCGAGCACCTCGAGTTCGTCCAGTCCATCCTTTTGTGCATCCACTGAGAATGAATAGGCCAGAGATAGCGTTTCAGCCTGTGCGCGGAGATTCCCGTCGCGCTCCTTCCGTTGCTCAAATAAGCGATCAAACAACTCAGCATCTGAAAGATGGGCGAGACTTTCTCCTTGCTCCACACGTTCAGCGATTGCCAAAGACACGCGGGCATTGCCATCGGCGAAATCTGCAATGCGTCGCGCGTTGCCTTGGCCCACAGATGGGAATCGACGCAGAAGAAGTTCTTCGGCAACTTCCGGCCCATCGGCTTCAATGTGCACCACATCAGTCGTTTGCGGTTTGTCGTCGCGGATATCGTACTCGACTGTTATCAACTTCACGTTGCTGCTGGCCGCCGAAACCTTGCCTGCCAACGCTGAGTGCAATTCTGACGGGCAGTTGTCGAGTATCATGATTGCTTTACGTTCCTCTGCGATGAGCCTGTCGAGCATCGCCGAAGCCGAGGGGTTCGGATCATCACCGGTATCGACGTAGACAGCAGTCGTTCTGTCCAGTGGTGCCTCTCCAATAGTTTCGTCAAACAGCGCTTGGACAATCCGGGTTTTGCCCACGCCGGAAAGGCCCGTGACACGGATGGCCTTGGAAGACCCGTGAACAAGCTGTCTCATCGGGACGATTGCGTCGCCGATTGTTAGCTTTTGACCACTCTGTGAAGGCAGAAGTACGTTAACCCCCGGTGCGGATATGAGCGTATCGTTAGTCCCCTTTGGTGGCTTGCTCCATGCAGCATACGGTTGCCAGCCGGAATAACCTTGTCCAAGTTTCCCTTTCACCCAGAGCATCACAGACGGATGCTGGCGCAGCCATAGAAGAAGCTTGGAACGGTCATAAAAGTCGAGGTGAATACGATCCTTATTCGGGTCGTCAACAACAGCATCTCGCATGGCTGACAGACGCTCACTCTTCATTGTCGGGGAACAATCATCCGCCAAGCTCACAATGATATAGCTGCCCTCTCTCTCCGCCAGTCCGGAGATCGTCGGCGAAAGTCCTTTGCCACTGCGCATTTCCGATACAATCGCAGATTTGGGCATGGAATCTTTTTTTGACTGCAGGACAGTTTCTGCCCGAACAAGAAAGCCTGTGGCGGAATGCTCGGAAGGTGTCTGCACATGGATGTCAATTCCGCCGTCAGGTGCCTTAATTGATCCGGACCAACCTACGCACGCTGGGCTGTGGCCAAGAGCCGCCACCTCGGCCTCTGACAAACGCGCAATCAATTCTTCAAGCTGAACGTCAGTCAGTCGGAGCAGGTCATCCTTCTCCAGATCAAAAATCGCCATTCTACAACCTCAGGATTAAGTGCGGCGAACATATTCATCCGTCCACTCAATTACCAGTCAATGCGGCGGGGGTGGCGATATCGATTAGAGTGTTAGCTATTAGCTGCGACAGAGCGCCCCGTGGCAGGTCTCGTGCCACAGCGTATCTGCCTCAGGAGCCTCAGCAATGCTCTGTGTTGGAGAGGTGCCTATACACAGATGATCGAGCTATTCCCATTTGCTTGGAAATTGCGGTCGGCGACATCCCGGCAGCCCGTAATTTTTTAATCTCTTGACCGTCAATAGAAGCGGGACGCCCCTTGAAGGGACTATCCACACCTTTCGCCAAAGCGGCATCTATGCCTTCACGTTGTCTAGATTTTCGGATTTCGGTTTCGAATGTGCTGATCGCCGAAAGTACGGAGAAGAACAGGCGGCCTTCTGGGGTCGTCGTATCTATATTCTGTTCCAGTACTCGTAACCCAACACCCTTCTGTTCAAGCAAATGCGCGATGTTATGCAGATCACGTGTGGAGCGGGCCAGTCGATCCAAGCGGGTTACGACAACAGTATCGGCCTTTCTGATCCCTCGTGAAAGCAGTTCATCAAGGGCATCTCTGCCAGCCCTTTGTGTCCCGGAAGCTTTCTCAAGGTAGAGGTGTTCAGTTTTCACGCCAGCCTTGGTGAGGGCCTCGATCTGGATGTCCAGCGATTGAGAACGACTGGACACTCGTCCATACCCGATAAGTTCCGCCAAATTGCCCTCCTGTCCCAATTAAGTGTCCGACAAAACTTTAGCGTCCTACAACTGATTCCGTAAGTCTAATAGGACACTTTTGACTGAATTTAGCACGTCCGATCAGAGTATACTCAAAAGAGACACCTCATTTGGCACGACGATACTCGATCCGAGCGTGGGTGAAGAGCAGGATTAATGCGCGACAGCAAAGCCCCTTTGGGAACGCGACTTGCCCCGTTCACAATCATTGCCAACCGAGAAGTGTAGACCTTCAAGCGTAAAGGTGATCGAATTCACATAGACCTTACCATCCGCGTTGCAACCAGACAGCAGCCATTTGGAACCCTGAAGAGGACCAATCCACGGGCGTGAAACTTTAGCCTGCTCTGCTAGCTTGGAGACCGTGAAACCACTATCGCTCCTAGCTATGTGGATTTGATCGGCGACCCGAGAAAACTTCCTTTTCTTTTTCTGCATTGGGAAGGAAAGGTTCTGTAATCGCTTCAGCGCCATCCATCTGGAAAATGTCAGCAAAGTCAATCGAAGTTGGATCGAGTGCCTCCGCGTCGTCCAGTAACGCAGCCAATCTCGGGCTGATCTGTTTAACAAAGCTGAACTTCTCAGTATCTGGCATTTTTACTCCTCCACGGATGTATTTACCGAAAAGGTGTCTCCTGCTTGGCAAATTGTGTGGTTGCCATCTTGAACCCGTCATTAGGAGCTTCGTTCCAAGGCCATACAACGCCAGCGACAGGAAGTTGTTTTACGGGGGGAGGGAGAGAAAAAAGTGTCAGGCTCTGTGTTGGCCTTATAATATTCCAATATGGGAACACACTAACCGACGGTTTCTAGTTTCTCTGCGTAGCGAAAAAGCACGAGCATCGGGCGTTAGCCCGACAATCGGTGCTGGAAGGCGCAGCCGATGCAGTCACCGACTTGGGATAGAAGATTCCAAGTAACCATGTCTTCGTCAGGCCCCAGTAGTCGATCTCGTTCTCTGTCCATCTGGGCATCAATCCAAGCCAAAGCCGGTAGTAATTGGTGATGCTCTGCGGCCTGAAGGTCTTCCTCCTCCTGCTTCAACTTCGCAAGAAGCGTTTTGTCCGCGTTGTGGCTCTTGTCACGTCGCTGTTTCGCTGAAAGCACCCTTTCAATTTGATACCGGCTCTCCTGTACCAAAGGTTCTTCAATCTCAGAGAATAGCTCTTGCGAAAGGACAAAATGATGCTCGCGACCTTGGTGCCTAAAGCCAAGATTGCGACCAACAGCTTGGTTGAATTGATCGATGTGGAACAGCTTGATCGCATTTCTCAATCCATAGATTTGATTGATAATCTGTAGCTGCTCATACTGGCCACAGCTTGTACCCTTTTCTGGTGCGACAAAGTTCATGATTTGAAGTATGTCACGATCAGCCAGATCGTTCCGTCCCTTCGCACCGATGTAGGTAGAGTGATCACTGAGTTCCCGCGCACTATTGCAAATTACGTGTAGTTCAGCGCAGCCCAAGTGCTCCCTCATCTCATTTGCCAATTCAGCGTTGTTTGAAGACTTTAGTGATGGGACAACATGCAAGGACACCGACCCAACAGATTGCATCAAACCGGATGCATCCAAAACCATGCCCCCGATCTCATTAACCGAAATTGTTCGGAATATCTCGGTTGATAGTTCCTCTGTTGTAAGAACAATTGTGTTTTCTGCGAGCCCATTCCACCAGCAACGCTTTTGGTAAGCAAACTGAAGAGAGTGGCGGCTTTCATACATCGGCCATGACCGGCCAAAAGTCCGATCAAACCCATATTTTTCAATTGGACCAACACCAATGGGCGTGTAAGCGTCGATATCGTTCCGATGAAGCCGTACTACATCGGCAAAGGAAACATCACCCATGTGCGATGATTTGTGCTCCTGAAACGAAGCAAAAGCTGTAGCCAGATTGGGATGCTGTTCGCCCCAAACGCTATGCTGATCAAACAATTCAACGCACCAATTCACCATGCTGATAGGCTCGACCCGAAGAAAGTGCGGAATAGAAATCTCATCATGTATGGCTACGGTCAGTTCAGTTCCATCAGTGAGCTTCCACAAATCATCAGTTGCCATTTCAAAAAAATCTGGATGAGCAAAGAGACGGGACAACCCTCCCTCAGACCACTGGTGCAGCACCTCATGCACCGTGAACAGAACACCGTGATCGGCTCTCATAAGCGGAGCGAGCATTTGCTGGTGCAATAAGCGCAGCCTTTCCCAAATATTCGATTGCTTATCTCTTATTGCAGAGAGCACCGAGGAATGACCGAGTTGCGCAGCCTTCAAGCTATCAATTTTTTTGTCACGCCAGTCGTCAGAGAACTGCTCTTCAAGTGCCAAGCAATATAGACGGTCGAAAGATTGGAAGACAACGCCTGCAACGTGTCCATCATCAGGATGCATGTTATCAAATTGTGCACATTTTTCGGCAGCTTGCTCATATGATGCAGTCGCGACAACACTCAATGTACTTTGAGCAAGCCGCGCCCGATAATCCGGTGCCTGCTCCTCAAAGGGCTTCGCTTTACGAGATTTGTGCTGCTCCGCCAGCTTCGGCAACAACCGCATTGCAGCCGTCGTTTTCCCCAAACCTTCCGGTCCTTTTACGAACAGGATGTCGTTTTGAGCTATTTCAGATTCAAGCTCCTCCCTGAACCGTTTGCGAGCTTCCTCGACACTAAAACCGCCCGAAAGGATTTGAGAAGATTGGACCGGTTCAGAAAAACCTTGCCAGCACTCTGTTGAGACGTTGTTCTTACGTCGCCACTCCACCCGCCATCGATGCAAGTAACGCCCAAGAGGTTGCAACAAAACAAGCTCGTGCTTAGGTCTTCTACCGCCGCAAGCAATGGCACGTTGCTGATCTTCGAACAACAAAACGTTCGGCGACTGATCATGTTCGTCAGCAAAGAATTTTGCTTTGACCTGATTGGAAAACTCAAGATCAGCCAGTTTTGGGTATTGGGCACCACACAAACGCTTTTCGACCACTTCCTGCAGCTTTTTGAAACAGTACATACGTTCGTCATCCGAGTGCCATTCTCCTGAGGTCTGCTGCAGCCCTGCTCTGGCTTTCGTTCTGATCGCGGAAGACAAGCGTTTGATTTCAAGTGGTTCAAGAAATGTCCGCTTCGCGTTCTTTGGCGCTATGCTGATTAGATGTTCGAAAAGGGTAATCTGTGGAACACTCGTTCCAGTCGGCACGTCAAAAAGATGCGTTTTCGCGCTTTCTACGATATTCGCTCCGTTGGGAAGACGGCGAAATTGCTCAGGATGACGGAGAGCGATGTCATGGTCCGCATCGAGAGGAAGAAGTTCCGCGAACCGTTGACTGAGGCGCTGCCACGCTTCTTGGTAAGCCGGGCGGACATGATCTCGGAGGTCAGGGCTGCTGGCCACGATTTCCGCGGTGTCGAAAACAAAATGAAAGTGGATAGACTTATTGCCAGAATAATTTGCCACCACTCCGCGAAAGTCAGAGAACTGATTAAGCCAACCGACTATTCGGAACACTGGTGCTGACTTCGCACTGTTTCCAGATCGTCTGAACCACGCCATTTGCTCTTCAAGCAGGGTGATTTTCTGCTGTTGCGTCCATCCAGAGGGTGGATCAATCTCGATTGTGAAAATGGTCAACGGGCCAAGAGTTACTCGATCACTTGGCGCGTCCCATTCCCCGTCATGCATTGCGCCAAATCTCATAGCGTTCGTGAAGAACGAAATAGAGTGCCTCGTATCTATGGTCTTGCCTGACTGGCGATCAGCTTTGCTCAAGTGCGCGAGCGTTTCCAGTTGATTGCGCCCGGCGATGTACTTGGACTGCGACAGGCAGATATATGCCGGACGTTGATCTTTATCGATCTCACCCCAATCGGACCCTCCAAGATCGCGCAGCAGATCGTCGTCTGAGAGAGTGATCGTTTCGCCAAATGTGACTTGCTCGCCATCTTCACAGAGCAACAGGTTTGGCTGGACGAGTTCATGCCAAAACCGATCCTGCGGTGACCGCACAGCGTGCAAGAATTGATTGTATACTTTCTTGCCCAGTTTCGCCTTGAAGTGATCGTTCAGCAGGTCTTCATATTGTCGAGCTTTGGAAATGAGGTGCATGTATTGCCTTTTGATTTAAATGTTTGACTTGTCAGACAATATTTAGGTCACGAGGAATCTGCAGCCGTCAGGTGGGGCTGACAAACCTGACAAACCAAAGGCGGGCGGGCCTAAATATCGGTGTAAATGGAGGAAGTTTAATGGAGCTAAGCCGTCACACCATCCGAAACATCGACCGCGAACTGATCACAGATGCACGCATTCTGGCGCTGCAATGCGAATTGACACTGGGCGACATCGTAAATCGAGGCCTGGAGTTGGCCATTGCTGAAGCCGAGGAGGCCGACAATGATGAATAGAACATATGAAAACCTTGCGTAGTGAATGGATGTAGGGCTTCCCTACGCAGTAGTCATGTAGAGCGCGGCAAATCGATTTCAAGTCTGGGTCATTGACGAATGCACAGAGATACCCCCATGGCCATTGAGAGAATGCAGTTCTGCTGGCAACCTCTTTCCAAGGCCATCAAAGCCATGTGCGCCACCGCGAACCCAGAGGATCAGCAGGACAGATTTGCGACGCTGCACCCAATACAGTCTTTCCTCATCGCCCCATAGGAACCAGCATTGAGAGACTCCGAAACGATCTCTCTCGGGCAGAGCACGTATTGCTTCATCCAGCCTCTCACGTAATGCAACCGTGCACCTCGGTGGCATCTCATCTCGTGGCACGGCGGGATGAAAAACCCCGTTCAAACAACGCCGAACTAGGTGGTAGATGCCTGGTCTATCTACAGCAGTGAGGTGCTTAACTGCTCTGGGCCACGGCAAGGTCACGAGCCTCTGCTTTCAATTTTCTTACCAAATCAGGGTTCGCAGCTTTCCAATCTAGATATGCCTCATAACCCTGCCGCCCAAACGCAGCGCGTTCAGCCCTCGTCATGACCGCATAGTCATCTGCGGACACGTCCTCCATCAATTCAATCTTGATCGCGGTCTGATATCCAATGCACTGGTGGGCTTCCTGAGCGGATAGAACACGGATTTCAGCCTCCGCGTTGCACAGGAAAAATGCGGCTACAAGGTTCATGAATTCTGCAGTCAAATTAGGTTCCTTTCGAGTTCGTCTCTTGGACCAATCTTTGTGCCGTCTGCCTGCAATGGGCTGCAACAAATGCAGTGCCCCTCAGCGTAGTGCAGTCCGAATAGATCATTCGGGGTGACCTGTCCGTCAGTGGCCCGCCACAAAGCTTCTGCGACCCTCTTACTGGGGGCGACCTCAGCTTCCTTCATTCGGAGAATCGTGCTGGCGC